AAACAACTGACTGAATCTTACACGAAGTCTATCAATAAATTTTGCAAATTTAACTTCATCTCGAGAAATTTCTGAAGCCCTACCAAGATTAAAAGCATTGTCTGGCTGCATTCTGGAAACTGGAACATTCAATGACCTAAACAATTTGTCTTGAAAATATTTAATGTCTTCAATCTCTCCAAGATTTTGACCACCAGGAAGCGTTGTGATCTCGGTTCCACGACCCCCTTCTCTACGTGGCAACCAAAAATCTTCTAGCATCGTCATAAACTTACGATCGTCACGCACTTCCCCTGTTCCGATATCGTAAACAAGTTTGTTCTTATGACGTGTCATCATGTCGCGAAGATATTGTTCTGCTTTCATTTTTGGCAGATTGCCAACATCAATGTAAAATATACGGCGTTCAGGAGCTCTTGAAATTCTGTATATTACAGAAGCATCTTCAATTGTTTTCAGTTGATTGAGAGGTTTGATTGCCTTGTGAAGGTATGAAAGAACCAGGGACGATTTGGAATCAACTAGACCTGACGTCACATGAATGATTGAATCTTTCGCAATTCTCAATCCACTCGTCTGATTACCGCTTGCTGCATTAGGACCATAAAACCCCTTTTCACTGTAAATATAATACTCACTTGATGTGTCTTTGACAGTGACGAGGGGGTCGCCTTGCTTCAATTTTTTGTTTTTCACTTCTTTCACTTTGCGGATTTTTCTTGGATCGATATACCGCATTTCTTGAATACCAGCTAACGGATTTGTTCTATCAATTACTGCTTGATAGTACATTCTTCCATCAACATACCACCGACGGAATATTTCATATCCCTGTTGATTGAAGTTCAGCAAGTCGAACACATAATCAAATTCTTGCTCAATCAAGCTTTTGATCTTTGGTGAAAGAGGTATATCGTCAAGAACAATTTCAACAATTTTACCAACTTCAGAATTGATCGCCTCATTGATAATGTCATCGATTGCTGCTTCACACTCGGCCTGGAGGGACATTTCTCTATAACGTCCGACGAGTTCCGATTCCGTTTTTGCACTGCCTTCAATATCAACATACATCCCATACGAACCACCAGCAGCAACAACGAGAGCACCATCGTCTTCAAGCTTTGGTGTGATAGCATCCAAATTTTGTTTTTGTTGCTCTTCTGCTCTCCGGCGAATTTCAAATCCAAATAATTCCATTATATAATGCTCCTTGTAAATACAATGTGCCCACAATCCCAAACTCGGCGATAGTTATTATTAGACATATTTTCAAATTCCGTTAGTGTTTGATCATATTTATCAAGTGTTTTCAATAGTCTGTGTTTTTGAGCTTGGTATCGTGACAAAATTCTCGTTCCCTTGTAGTAAAAGTATGAAGGGGTTGTTGTATTTATCTTTTTAAACCCACACAACTGATACGACTTTCCCGTTCCATATGTTAAATCACAATAAGATATTATATCGTTGTATCCACTGTGTTTAATTATCCGAGACAGGGCTCCCACAACATTTGTGTTTTTGACAACCCCAAACCGAATCAACTCTACAAATGTCTTGTTGAACCTACCTTTACCAAAAACTGCGGCCGCCACAATTTTCCCTTTGAAAGTCAATCCCAAATAGCGTGATCCCGAAGCAAACCCACGAACGTGATTTTCTTTAAAAAATTTACGTGCCTCTGAGGAAGTAATCTCCCATATTTCACACTGTCTTGCACCAATTTTTGTTGGCGTCTGATTGAGTGAATTATTGATCATTGAAATCCATATTTGCTTTTTTGTTTCATCTCGTAACTCATGTTCGAATATAGTAAACAGTCTAATTCCCTTACTATGACACAACAATGTTTTATTCACGTGCTGGTTACGATCAATTCTGTTTGTTAAGTTTTCAGAGTGCCAATACAACCCATTAATTTCAACACCAACGTTAAACTGGGGAAAGTAAATATCAATTTCATATGGATATATTTGTTTTCGATCCCCAATCACATACTGAATGTTTGTGAAATTTTTTGCAAATGTTTTCTCGAGGTTCGAGTGGCGCGATATGTAATTTTCACGTTGTGGTATTTCGTATTGTTTAATCCATTTGGCAACTGTTAAATCACTTATAGACAACTGATTGGCAATTTCTTGCATAGTTTTTTGTTGGGTGATATATTGGTCTACAATCCATTCTCGTTGCGGTATTTGTAATGTCTTCCATTTTTTTACCTTATCACGCTGTTGCTGTGTTTGTTGGAAGTGTTTGACACCGTATCGCTGTTCTGAAGTCTTAGCCGCTTTGCTAGCACGTACTTTATTATATGTCTCATTGTCGTGATATTTTTGCAGTATTGTGCTGCGACTTTTCAATGCTCGGTCTTGTGATTTTGATGCACATTTTTGAGAACATGCCGTCCTATAGCCACTCCGAAATGTTTTGAATAAAAGCGGTTTACCACACACACAAACACGCGTGACGTTTGGATTTAACACCAAATATGCAATTTCTGAATAGCTTGATGTTTGATGATATAATGACGATTTTTCAAACATGTGTTTGTAGCGATTAGCAGCCCGAACGTTGAGGTCGCCGTTTTTATTGAGGAGAAGCTGTCTGATGTTATCTGCAGTTAGTTCCATAATAGTATCTACTGTTAGTTTATGTATTAGTCTATACTATTTAGATAGGAACTACCCGCGACATTCATGTTTTTACCACATTAATATGGTATAACAAAAAGGGGAACCTAAATTCCCCTTTTATTTCAAGGATTAAGATCCACCAGCGTTGCCAGTAATTCCTCCTGCTACTTCCCACCAATCATACTGAAAAGTAACAGTAAATTCTTCGATTTGATCTGTTGCAGACCAATCAAGATCAATAGGAGCAATTGCAGACGGAAATATACCGTTAAACTGATAAGTCCTAATAGGTGTGCCAGTTTTCGAGAATTGCGTCACTTGTGCATTTGCTTTGTACAACAAAGGCGAAGCAGCACCAAACTGACGCAAGTTTCCCTGAAGCGAATTGATTTTGTTAGACCACTCTTCCATCGCATTGCGGATCAAAAAATCTTCATCGTTGATTACTGTAACTGACCAATCACCAAACGTGCGATCACCAGCCATTTTAATTCTACGACCAAAGTAAGGAACTTCAATAATACCCAAATCCGATGAAGGAATTTGAGCAGTACGAACTAGGAAAGGAACCTTAATATCAGCAACTGAATTTGCTGGGTTTTGAATCGTCACCTGAAAAAGGGACTGACGAGCTCCGCCAAGTGTTAGTTGACTTCTAATTTCATTGATATTGAACGCCATGGATTAATCTCCTTTAGTGTTTGCGTATTTATAGTAAATCTATTACGCAGTAACATGCTTACTAGATCTTCTAAAAATAAATTTCCTTTATTGTTATTTATAATTACTTCACTGACGGAGTCAATCGGCTTTGGTGCATATTCTTGACCATCGAATTTTACCGCAATCCCATATCCTCGAGTATCCATTTTCGAGGGCAAATGTGTGTTCAGTTTTGTCAGGAGGGCATCCAACAAACCTTTTTTGGAACCGCTGTTTCGGAAAGCGGCGCTGGCCTTTGACATAATAATAATCACATGACAACACTTTTTCCTTTGTGAATCCAAGGTGTTGATATACTTCACCCGAAGCATATCTGTTATCAGACCACGTGATTAAATTGCGGTTTTTCAACTTTTCATGCTTCAATGCATAGTCAAATAATTTACTCGGTCCACCCACAACAACAGTGTTTAATTTTGTTGCTAGCCGCTGTAAAACTAGTTCTGATGCCTTTAATCGACGAGGATGATCACCAAAGCTCATGCAACTAACTAATTCCTCACCCAAAAACAATCCAAACGCTATGTTTATTTTGTTTGGAGCTCCTTGAATATGGCATGTGTTGAAAAATTGTTTAGCTACGGAACTCTCAACAACACGAATGTCACATTTCCGTGCACCTATTGTTTTGGATTTACCGAGCTTGTTTAGAATCATTGACTCAACAATTGGTCGCTTCTCAATCCACTCGTCCTCAAAAAGGGTCAGTAAAAATATTCCTTCATTCAACGCATATTGATGTTTAACGACGTGGTACACCATTGGCAATCTGCTTTCGTTATGCCAATACAATCCACAGTGTTCGATAGCGAACTTCTTTTCTGGCACATATACATCAAGTTCAAATCGGTTTGGTAGAACAGACCTTGTTTTGATAGGAGCAAAACCACACGAAGCAACAAATTCTGTTAGCTGTATTTCTGCTTTGGATGTTGGTGAAGAACTGCTAAAGAGTTTTTTCTCAATTTTATATTGATCAAACCATTTTCCTATGATAACATCTGACACACCTAATCTTTCTGATATATCTTTCAACGACATTTGATTATGGTGATGCATCGACAAAAGCTGTTCGCGTGTCACCTTCAACTTTCGTTTTTTTCGGTGCCTTATCGGTGTGATGTTGTAAAACTTAAACCATTGATCAACATATCGTTGTGCTGTGTTATAAAGCTGTGATATTTCTTGGATAGTTTTTCCCTGTTTATGGTTCAAATCAATAAGAACGCTTGCGTCTGGCCTGTTACGATCTCGTCGTCCTTGAAATTCTATAGAATGTTCTCTAAACCATCTTTTGACAACTGGCCCGGTCACATTAAAAAGCTTTTCAATATCTACTCTCGACTTTTTTTGCACATAATGCAAGTCGATTAGAACATCTTTTGTTGGAGTTTCGTATTTTGGAGTAGCCACATCATCACCTTTGTTGAATATTAATGATGTATATAGGTAAAAAGAAAGAGGTGTTTTAAGCCTCTTTCTTTCGACTAATTAAATCAACGCGTTACTAAAACTTGCCCACAACTTCGCTAAATTCGATACCTGTACGTACTGCTACGAAGTTTAGCTGAATGAAGTTAATCGAACGTGCAGGTTTAATGTAGATGTCTCCAATAAACTCATTGCGGTCAATTACTTCCCCTGTGTTGTTCGTTTCATCGCACACGACTTTAAAGTCGTAAATACCACGGCGACCTTGAACATCACGCAAAAACGGCTCAACAAGATTTCTAAACTGCGAACGTGTGAAAGAATCGTTGAATTCAAACAACGTGAATTTCGCTGCAGTTGCAATTGCCTTCTCAAGAACAATGAACAAACGACGCACGTTAATCCGATCGAATGCACTTGGTTTTGAAAGCATAGTCTTGTCACCAAACAACACAGTTCCTTGACCTGGGAATGTCACAACAGGGTTGATGCCACTCTTGTAAAGGATGTCGCGGTTTGCTTTGTTCGGATTATATGCAAGTTTGATAATGTTCTTGATTTGACCACGATTCAAACCAGCTGGCGACCACCAAGGATCACGTGTCTGATCTGTACGTACAGTAAGACCAGCCATATCACCGTTCAGCGGTACATAGCGATACACGTCGTTATACTTGTCGTATTGATATTTGTAGCCAGAATCAATAACTGCATACGATGTTGAACGACATGCATTTCTAAATGTCACAATATCGTTTGATTCGTCTCCAACATTCGATACAACAGTGGCACGTTCAGGAGAAATGAAAGCTACGCAATCTTTTCTCGATTCACATATGTTATCGATAATGTAATTACCAAGCTGTTCACCGTACGAACCACCACGTGCTTTGCCTTGAAGGATCAACGAAACATCAACCTCTTCAGCCGATGCAAACAGATCGTATGCCTGTGTAAGTACATTCAGCGAGCATGACGATTCATCTTTACCATCTTTACCTCTGATGAACGATCCAGTGTAAGGAAGGGTGTTTGTTGAAGAAGCAACTTCCAATGCTGTTGCTGATGCTGCGTTTGCACGATCATTAGCAAACCACACATACGGAGAGTTAAGATTAATCACGTCTTTGTAATAAATCGTGGCTCCATCATTTGTTTTTGCATTC